CCCTTGACCGGTTTCCGCACCACCTCCACAGCGTCCACGGCAGGGGCGGCATGGACGATGTTAACCGCGTCGTTCCAGGTCGGAGGCGGCACAGAATCCGAATTGTTGCTCGGCCGCACCGTCTCCGCGAATTTCGCGATCACATCCCCGCGCCGGATTAGTTCATTCTCCATTGTGGGCCTCCTTCAGCGCCGCCTCCGCTTCCTCGCGGGTGTTGAAGAACCTCTCTCCCCAAAAGCCCTTGGAGACGCCCTTCACTGCCATGCACAGTCGCGTGACACCGGCGTCATCCTCCGCGAAAAAGATTTCGCTCACTGCTCCGGTGTACACGTGTGGCACCCCGCCATGATTGCGGATGGTCCAGACCTGATCCCCGATCCGGCACGGCAGGACGATCAAGCGGCCATCGGATTCGGCGTCCTTGTATTCTGCTATGATGCCATCCAATCTGAAACACTTATCTTGTAGATCGTCTACTTCTTCCGGCGTAAGGCCCGTGTCCTCGTAGGCCGCGAGGCGGATGAGCGCCCTTTGAACATCGTTCATTTCGTGTAAATCAAAGCAGAAATCTTGCTCATTCAAAATTTCTCTAAACCTTTCGGATAGTCTCTCCTTCATGTTTCCTCCTTCGGCGGCTCCGGGAGAGGCATCCAGTGTGTTATTTCGCTCACTTCGTAATATCCGTACTCACTATCACTTTGATAAAATCCCGGCTTTTTCTTTTGGAATTCGTATCTATCTACCCTGTGCAAGTCTTTTGCAAACCAGCAGACTTCTATCCACGGTTGTAGTGGAATTACTTTCAGCGTGCGGACGGTAAGATATTTTCCATCTTGTTCCGGCAACCTCTCCTCGCACGGAATCCACCTGTCACGCTCTAGGGCAGCTACGGAGTGGTCAATAGCTTCTATCGCCTTTCCCGGTTTTGTGGGCGGGATGCCGTTTCGGATTGCACTCCTGATGTGTTGCAAGCCGCGAATCGCTTCTTCGTTTGTCATTCCTCTTCCCTCCCGAAGTTACTGCACCAGTCATCCGCACTGACGAACCCCGGCCAGAAGTCGCACGGACCGCCAGCTCCGTCATGTGCGCCCTTGTAATGGCTGCACCGCCTGCACCTTCCATGGCGGGGCGGCTCGTCCGGGTCGAACTCTACAATCGGCGCGTTCTCGATCACCTTCGCCATGTCCGCCGCTTTCATGTCCAGGCGGATGTTCTGCAAGAGCCACGTCTTGCTGATGTACTCCTGCGTCACTTGGCGTCACCTGCCATGCAATACCGGATGGCGTACTTGTACGCATCGACCTGCCCGATCAGATTGTCAATGCGGGCCTCAAGACGGCGGATGTGGTCATTGGCATCAGTCAGCGTCCGCCGCACCTCTGCAAGCTCCTGCTCAAGGTCCTCAACCTTGTCCGTCAGCGCGGAGTTGGTCTCCTTCAGCTTCTCGCACTCGTCATAGCTGTGTTTCCACAGGGCTTTATAGTCGGTCTCATCAACAAAGGTTTTCTTGTTTTCCATGGTTAATCCTCCCGATAAAATTCAGATTCCCACGCCCGATAGATGGTCATGAAGTCGTGAGCATCCATCACCACGACCCACGGGCAGTTATTACGTCTGTGCCAGACGGTGGGGATCCTGTCCCCGCAGTCGGCCTTTGCCTGTGCCAGGGCGTCCCACAGCCGAAACGCCTCCGTCCTCTTGACCTCGATGTGTACGCCCGGCAGCGCCATAACGTCCGGGTTCTCCTCTCCGCCTTTGCGGTGCAGCTGGAAGCCGCGCCGGGCATCATAGCCTTCGGATCTGAGCAGGGCCACGACCTCCCGCTCGCCCCTGGCACCCTTGTCTCTTGAAGTCTTCCCCAAATTGTCAAAACCCTCCTTTGCCGCGAGCGGGGACAACACCCACCCCAAAGGGGTGTTGTACCCCTCGCGTCACGCCGTCATAAACCGCCATTTCCTTATATAAGGGTTTTGGCGGAGTTGGCGGTCTCATAAAAAGTCATGAAAGAACCTCTCGATCGTTCGCTTTGAGAAGCCCGCCGTCTGTTCTCCGTTCGCGCTGAAATAGTCGGTCACTTCCTGCGGTGTCGGTGTCCGTCCGTAGATGCCTTCCAGCGTTTCGACCGCCGTCAGAAACTGAGCTTTCTTGTCTGCCTTCTTCGCGGCCTTGCCTTGAGCGGTCGCGTCCGTCTCTCCGGATCCCATCGTCTGGCCAGCTGCCTCCTCCAGTGTTCCGGTATTATCCTCCACATGAAGCGGATGCTTGAACCAGAAGAACCTCGGCGGGGTTGCTTCAAACTCCCGCAGGTCCGTTGACATCATGAATCCCTTACATTTGTAAATATCATTCGGGAGCCGTTCTCGGACGGCAGCGGTCAGCGGGATCTCGATCAGATCCACGGTTGCGTCAGCATCACGCCCGAAGACGCCGGAACCGGATGCACGGTCAATTGCCGCCGTGCCCCACTTCGAGCCTTTGCTGTGATGATGGACGTATATCGCGCAACAGTTAGTCCGCTCACATATCAGGTCAAGCGAGTTGCAGAAGGATCGGATGTCTGCGGCGCTGTTCTCGTCACCGTCCAAAACTTTGTAAATCGGGTCGATGATGATGACGTCATAGTGGCCGTCACGGACAACACGCTGAATAAGTCTCTTGTCAAAGCCCTTCTTTTTGTCGTTGGAAGCCATGCTCATGCTCTTGCCGCGAAGATTCCAGACTTGAAGGTTGTGGCCCGTGGCCTCTGTTCCATAAGCCTTAAAGACGTCATCCACGCGATGGGCGAAGGACGGGGCCGCGATCTCAAAGTTGACATACAGCACCCGGCTCTTTCTGCACTGGAACCCCAGCCAGGGCAAGCCCTCGGAGAGCGCCACGGCCAGCTCGATCATGAGAAACGATTTACCGGCCTTGGATGCCGCAGCCACCATCATCTTGTGGCCCTGTCTCAGGACTCCGGGGATCACTTCAGTCTCAAGCGGCGGGAGTCTGTCCTTGATACTCAGCCAGTCGGTTATGGGCGGGAGCGTGTCTTCCGGATCTTCGATCTTATCCAGCCATGCCGCCCAGGTGTCGCATCCGAAGTTGGTAGCGACCAGTTCCTGCATCTGACCCCCGCGCATGATGCCGGGGAGTCGTGATAGCCGGGACGGGTTTTTATTGCTGGTGTCGATGGGTAATCCGTATTTTTCACAGACATCATAAAGGTATTTGACCCTGTTTTTGTACTCCGTTTCATCGGCGGCGTCCACCCTGACAATTGCGTGAAGGCTCTTCTTCCCGCTTGTGACCAGGCAGGCCACCGGCAACTCCATCTTGTGAATGAGTGCATATTGGTCTTCAATCGGGAGCGTGTCCGACTCCACCAGGGCATAGCGGTAATCAGTAACAAAGGAATCTAGAATGCCGCCGTTTTTGGACACCTCGCCTGACACCGGATTGAACCGCACCCACGCCCCTGCCTCGGTGTTTGGCGTTCCGATAGCCTCCTCAATGGTGCCACCGGCCTCCAGCACGTCAAGAATATCTGCCACCGGTCTGCCGGTCATCTGGCGATATCCCGGTTTCCACTTGCCTTCCTTCTCGTCATAAAAGGCATCCAGGCAGTAGGAAATTTTTTCATCACGCCGGAACAGTGTTGTGATGTACTCCCGAAGCTGTGCTTCTGGCGTCTTCTCTACGCGGGGGAGCGCCCGGACATCGGATGTCAGAAGGATGGGCCGCTCTTCCACGATCCAGTCATCAAACGACATGGCTTTCTCTGCTTCGGAGCGGTAGCCTCCCTCCCTGGCGAAGTAGAACAGCGTTGACTCCGTGATCCCGTCCGACTCGAAGGAGCGCCATTTCTTCTGGCACTCCCCCGGATGGTACTTCGTGGAACTTTGGCGAGACCACTCGTCCCAGTCCGTCCAATCTCCGCCCGCCGCCTGTATCGCCATCCCGATCTTGAGCCATGTGTCATAGTCGCAATCGGGAGAGATACAGGCCAGCGCGTCAAGAATCTCTGGACTTACCATGCCATCTTCGGCGGCTCCAGGTAGTTGCCGATGTTGTTCCCTCGGCCTTCGGTGCCGTCCGTCTTGGTGTAGGTGCGCCCCGTGACGTGGCAGCGCCCCTTGGATCCGATGAGCTTGTCAAAGTCCACCTTGGCCGGTTCGCCGTGCTTCTTCATGCCGATGCAGAGCAGGAACTGCGAGATTTTCCACTCGGTACTCTTCTTGAAGTGGAGCCAGTCGCGGATGGTGTTGTCGCCGATCCGGAGGGTCAGCTCCAGCACGGGGGTGGTGTTGTCCTTGGCGAAGGTGCGCTTGAAGTCCTCGACCGTGAAGTCGTAGTCGCCTTCCTCCAGCGGCTCCCAGCCGCCGGTGCCCTCGTCCTCGATCGCTGCGTCCCAAGAAAGAATGATGTTGTCAGCCATTGTTATTTACTCCTTTTCAGAATGGTAATTTGCGGTCAGCTTCGACCAGTTTGATCACGTTCTCCCAGCCATCGACCAGGAATTTCTGGAGCTCCTCAGAGAAGTCCTCGAACTTCGTGCCGGGTACACAGAACTTCTTTGTCTCGCACACGGTGACGATCTCGTCCTCCGTGATGTGGTCCCGCTGCATCAGATCCCACAGCGGGAACGGCTTTTTATCCTTCGGCTCTTCCGGGGCCTTGTTCTGGATCGCCTTGAAGATGCTGGCGATCTCCTCGCTGTTCAGCTCCATCTCCTCATTGAGGCCCAGGCGGTTCTTGGCGTCCCAGCATGGATTGTGTGTGGTGTAGATCCAGCGCTTGCCCCCCTGGGCTTTGGCATGTCCGTTTGAATCAGTCACGACTGTGGTCTTGTAGTTGAGGAAAAACAGACAGTCACACCACTCCTTGACCAGCGGGGCCACCTGGCGGGACAGCTTCATCTCCCATCGGTCATAAGCCCCGATCTCGTCCGGCTGCTCGAACTTCCGCATCTTCGCGTGAGCGGTAATGACCACGGTGATCCCCGCCCGGATGACCTCATCGAAGGCCTTGAGCAGCTTCTGCCACTCCTCCATAACGTAGACATAGCCCTTGCCGTAGCTGAAAGCCTCAATGCTGTTCTGGTTATGTTTCTTGCAAACATAGTCGATGCAAAGAGCCTCGGCCCAGTCTGCCGTGTCCAGGATCAGCGTTTTACAGACGCCCTCTGTGGTGGCGACTTCCGTCACCTTAGCGATGAGATCACCCCAGCTTTTCGGCTTGTCCAGGCGCTTCACGTCCAGATGCTCGCTGCCGTTCTCGGTGTCGATAAACAGCGGGTCATCGAATTTGGAGGCCATCGTTGTTTTGCCGATCCCCTCCGGGCCGTAGATCACGACCCTCTGACTGCGGAGCTTTACTCCGCTTGATATGTTCAGTGCCATCAGATCCCCCATTTCTCTGCGGCCTTCCGCAGCAGTCGCTCATACTCGAACGGGTCAAGCCCCATGGCCTGGAGCAGCCGTTTCTCTTCCTCATAGCGCCGCAAGCGCTCGTTGTACGTCATTCGTGGACGCTGCTTTTTCATACATTCACCCAATCCCATGCGTCCACCGCTGAAAGACACTCCTCACAGCCCACGATCTCGCGGTCCTTGTTGATGTGGAAGGTGTCGCAGGACGCCCCGCAGATGGGGCAGTGCGGTTCGATGGGTTCCACTTCGGCGGGCGGCTCAAGGGGCCGCTCTGGTACTCTTTCCATTTGCATATCCTCCATGTCCGTGCTATAATCACGGTGTCAATTTCATTTCCCTTTGCGGTTCCGGGCGTTGGTAGCACCCGGGCCGCTCTTTTTATTCGCAGAAATAAGTTGTCGTGTTCAAAACCTTGTCGTGGTACGTCAGTACCGTGCGCTCGCCTTGCGGAAAAAGGGCTTGCCATACAACATTAGGGTTGTTCAGCACCCGCTCCCCCTCCAATAGCCGCCGCGCAAGGTCGATGTATTCCGGCTCCGGCTCCATGTCCTCCCATTCGGCTGTCTGGACAGGTTCGTATTGCACGGGGTTCACCTGGTGGAGTACGTCATGGATGGAATCCGGGAATCCTTCGTGATCTACCCGGTTCAGCACCACCTCGCCGATGCACATGACCGCCCAGTCGGGCCAGTCAACCCCATCCTCCGCTTGCATGATCTTCGCCAGAAGGTAAACGTCCATATAGGCGTAATCCGTTGTCGGCTCCGGGGGATGAATGGTGGTTTCCTCCATCACGGACTTGTATTCAACCGCCGCCTCGCTGGATTCCGCTGACACCTTGCACAGCGCCAGCGTCAGGACGAGGACAAACAGCACCCCCGCAACAATCGCCCAGCCTATCACCTGTCGCTTCCTCCTCTTAATGGGAATGGGATGCCGCATTGCAAATCACCGCCCCAGCGATCAGGGCCAGCCCCACGGGGCTTTCGATCAGCAGCGCCCCGGCCAGCACTAGCGCAAATGTGATAAAGTCCATTTCATTTCCTCCCCATGAGGACAAGCACGTCCTCGTTTGTCATGTTCAGCATTCGGATGATCTCCATCATGGAAATGGCCCGGATGCGGCCCAATCGGATGCTGTCATAGAGCGTGTTGTAGCTCATGTCCATAGCTGCGGCGAGGCCGGGCAGACTGCGGTATGGTGACCATCGGCATTTTGTTTTGATGATCTCAAGCCAGCGCTCACCCTCCCGGCGTTGCCGCTGTTCTGGTGTGTAACCTCTTATCTTTGGCATGATTCTCCTTCCCCTATCCGCTCCATGATGACCTCCCGCGCCGTTAGGTTTAGAAAGGAGGTCCCAAATGGAACAAACTATGGCAGCACCCGCATGGCGGCGGCCTATCGAGGCCAGGAATAACGGGGAGGCCATGATGGAGCGGATAGCATTATGTTTACTGTCCCGAAAATGGGACAACCGCGGGGTTACTCTTCAATCAGAAGAAGGGTAACGCCACTAAGTGTGGCATTTCCGGTCAAAAAAATAATTCCTCAACCGATTTGCCGTAGAGTTTGGCTAGCTTGACCTTGATCTCATCTCGCGGTACGCGCTGGCCGTTCTCATACATCCCAAGCGCAGACACGGAAATGTCGCACGCAAGCGCCACGTCCTCGCGGCTCAGATCACCACGGGCGAGCCTCAGTCTGGTAGACACCGGCATATCCATCTATTCACCTCCCTTCACCATAACTAGGTTTATGTTTACATTATTTTCGGGCCATTGGGCGGGTTTCCCCGCCCGTGTGCCTTGTCCAACGCTTGATCATTCAGACACTTCCGTCAACTCGTCATCCATCATCTCGATGTTGTCTGAAATGATCACAACAAGGTAATCCTTGTCTTCCTTGTTGTCGTGCATGAGCTTCATGTCATAGAGCGATACTTTCCACCCGGACGGCCACTCGTGTGTAAGCATCCCCTTCACACCTGCCCAGCGATCAACGTCGCCGCTGAAGCAATCGACAATTCTGATCTCAATGTCAGTTTTCTTGATTGCGATCAATTTCCGCGCAATCGTCATGATCACCGACTCGATGTTCATTTCATAGCGCTTCACCTCTTCGGTGGTGTATCCATATCCCATCAGCTTCATTGTTCTGTTCTCCTTTCAAATCGCCACGTTCTGTGACCCTCTGACAGTATAGTACCACGATAAGTGGCACTTGTCAACACATTACGTGACATTTTCCTATTTATTTTTGCCACGGTTCGTGTTATTATAATGGTGAGGTGATCACCATGTCGAAATTCAGCGAAAATTTGAAGACGCTCAGGAAGCGCTATCACTATTCGCAGACACAGCTAGCGGAGAAGATCGGAGTGGGCAGGAGCGCCATCTCCATGTGGGAGATCGGAGACAGGGAGCCAGACTTTGAAACACTGGAAGCCCTTGCCGACATTTTCAATGTCGATATGGATTTCTTAACAGGCCGAAAAGCAGAAAAAGCGCCCACCGAGGATGGTGAGCGCAAGGTGACGGATGAAGATATAAAGGCGGCATTCTGGGGCGGTGAGAACGACCTGTCCCAGGAGGATATTGATGCTCTATGGGAAGACGCACGAGCCTATATTGAGTTTAAGACCTCACAGAAACGAGGTAAGAAACGGAGGTAGCGAATGGATATCCTTGCTCTGTATCAGCTGGCAGACGATCAAAACATTGACGTTGATTGGTTCCTCTTGAACAAGGCTGAGTCTCTTTCGGCCGAATTGCCAGATGGATCCTGCGTCATTGCGCTAGATCCATCAAAGATCAGAAGCCAGGCAGAGCACAAGGTGAAGCTAGGCCACGAGCTGGGCCACTGTGTGAAGGGTGCGTTTTACAATCCATCCTCTCCGTGGGACATCCGGCAGCGGCACGAGAACCGTGCGGACCGCTGGGAGATCCAGCAGCTGATCCCGTTTGAGGATATGCAAGACGCTTTTCATGAGGGGTGTGTAACTCCGTGGGATTTGGCAGAGCGCTTCGGCGTAACGGAAGCGTTCATCAAGAAGGCATTCGATTATTATACCGGGCCGTGTGGCCTGGAGTTTTAGAGGAGGAGCTACCATGACAGACGATTTCGATTTTGACCACTTCTTTGATGACCTCAAAAGCAACTTGGACGATGATTCCCCATTCGTGGAGGTAGGGCCGCGCCAGCAAGCGCCAGAGCTGCCACAGGAGCCGCGCAAGGCACCGACCCGGGAAACTGCACCCCGCAAGCGTGAAACGCCGCCAGCGGCCCCCAAACAGCCGAAAAAGAAAGGGTCTGCAAAAGACACGATTGTCGGCCTGATTACAGTCGTTATCATCATCCTGTTGATCGTGTTGGTGCTGAAGAGCTGCGGCGGGAAGAAAGATGAAGCGATCCCGGAGGAGACCGCGGTTATTGACCAGCTCACCCCGGAGACCGTTGATGAGTACAGCACCGAGATCATAGTCATGTCCACAACGATGCTGGATGACTTCATCTATGACTATAAAAGCAGTATCTTCCCCGATGACTGGAACATAGCCATGTTTGATGACCAGGGCGCTGTTGTTGCCAGCTCCCAGATAGGCCGAAACGGTGTATATGAACCGTTCATGTGCGTGTTCACGCCCGTCTTTGAAAACAACGAAATGACAGCCGGAAGGAAGCACTATCTGTCACTTGGAAATGACATTTTCTTTGACGATGGATATTGTGACGAGTTCTTTTCAAATATGGCCGATGTTGTGAACGGAGACGCAGGATGAAAGTCCCCGAACCGCGCAAGCTGGACAGCGGAACATGGTTTATACAACTCCGTCTGAACGGCGTGAGCGTCCCCGTGACGGCCTCCACGGCGCGGGAGTGTAAACGGCAAGCCGAATTAATCAAAGCGGAGCACAGGGCCGGGAAACGCAAGATACAGCGCTCAGAGGTCGGCCCCACGCTGGAAAAGGTGTTGACCGACTACATCCGCAGGCGCGAGGCGATTTTGTCCCCCTCCACCGTCCGTGGATATAACGCCATCAAAAAGACGCGATTCCAAAAGGTGATGGACAAGCCGATTTCCGCCATTGACTGGCAAGCTGCGGTAAACGCAGAGGCAAAGGCCGGGGCCTCCCCAAAGAGCATTAAAAACGCATGGGGCCTCGTGCGGTCAGCGCTCAAAGAGACCGGACATGACGTGTCCGTTCGTCTGCCAGCGCCAAAGCCGCATGAAAAAGAGTGGTTGACGGCTGAGCAGATCCCCGCATTTCTGAAAGCCATCGAGGGCAAGCCCGGAGAGATCGGGGCGCTCCTCGCCCTGTCCTCCCTCAGGCGCTCAGAAATCTACGGCCTTGATTGGAAAGACATCGACCTCGACAACGGCGTGATCCATGTGCGGTCCTCCGTGATCCTGGATGCTGATGCAAAGCCTGTGAAGCGTGACCAGAACAAGACTGCATCCTCCACCCGTGATGTCCCTATCTTCCTCCCACGCCTCCAGACGGCCTTAGAAGCCGCCCAAATGGACGA